CCGCTGCCGACCTCGCGCACTTCCAGATCGTGCGGCCCATAGTGCGAGCCGTATGTGTAGCCCAAGCTGTTAAGGTGCTGAATGTAGTGCGGCAGACCCTCACCACGGTTTTCGTAATAGTCAATAACGTGGACCTCACCGCGGCCCACGTTCTGCGTAAACCAGATGCTAGTGTAGTCGTGCATGCCGATATCCCAGAACGTATCCACCTTGTGGGCTGGATCGTGCGGCACGCTTGTAATACGGCTTTGATCATCAAGTTCCTGCAACTCCTTACCGAATACGCTGCCCGGTACGTTAGCGACCCAGGAACACTCGAACTCCTGGTTGTACTGATCCTCGGTCATGGTCGCGCGTGCGGCTTCCAGTTCCTCGGCATCCAGCAGATTGGTTTCGCTGGCCTTGTACATCTTCCGCGCCCAGCCTTTCGTGCTGGCTGCGGCTTCCCATAGGTCGTGGAAGTAGTTGTGACCCTGCGGCGTACCGATGAAAGTGCAGCCGCCTTTTCTGTCCGACAATGCGGGCCTGATGACCTCGGGGAAGATCGACTCGGGCATGTCCGCGACCTCGTCCATCACGGCGAAGTCCAGGTAGATGCCTCGCAGGCTGGACGGATTTTCGCTGCCCAGCAGGCTTATCCTGGCGCCGTTGGGCAGATCGCACCGCAGTTCTGTCTCATGGTACTTCGTGCCGGGGATCTTTGAGCTGAACTGCTTGAGATAGTCCCAGGCGACGTTCTTCGCCTGTCTGTACGTCGGCGCGATGTACGCCAGCCGGGGGTTGGGCTTCTGCTCCTCGATTGCGCGTTTGAGCAGATGGTTTATGGCGCAGACCGTCTTACCGAACCGGCGATGCATAACCAGCACGTTGAAGCGGTTGGTGTCGAGCATCTGGTGCAGCTCGACCTGCAACGGCCGCGGCGTGTAGTCGATCTGTATGGTGTTCATGCGCTATTTCGCGATGGCCTTTCGCTTGCGCGTTTTCACGACCGATTTAGGCTGTGCTTTTGCTTTACCCATCACGGACATAGGACCGGTGCGGCGCACAACGCCTTTTCGTTCCAGGTCGCCGATCGCACGGCCATACATCGTTTTGATTGCCATTAGTGTACCGTTTCGTCTGTTGGGGTTTGGTTGTCTTCTTCGTAAGGTTCCATTAGTTGCTGGAGGAACCATTGCGCAGATTCTAGGGTGTCGAAGCCCTCAAAGAATAAACACAAACCTACTTTGCCCTCACCGTCTGGGACGCAGTAGGCGGAGTAGTGCATCATCCGCGACCCATAACGGATTTCTTTTTTTTCTTCTTCGGGAAACCAGCCTTCATATCGGCGTAGCTTTTTGCGCTGATAGTCGATTTTGATTTCGGCCGGCTGGTGCCAGCCTTTTTCCGTTTGTTGATGTTTTCGTACAAGCTCATGCTTTTGCCTTGTTGCGTTTGCTGATTGCAGCCGCCTTGCTTTTGGCGTCTGCCTTGCTCGAAGCGCCCCACGCGCGGAGAGAGAGTAGGAGGCGCGTGGGGCGTCCCTTCGCGTCACGTTCCGGCCCCCTCATGTTACCCATGCGGGCCAGGAAACTTGCGCGGCGGGGATTGTCGCCTTTCTTGACGGGCGGCTTCAGTGTGCCGCCTTTGTAGCTGGCGCGGCCTTTGGCGTTTAACCCGCCCTTAGGGTTCTTGCCTTCTTTCCGTGTCCAGGCTGGTGACGCCATGCGTATCGCTCCGGTGCAGCGTCAAAGCCTGCGAGCCTCATGCTACGATGTATTATCGACTAGGGAAGCGGCGGGCGGATCTTGGGGGGTAGGGGTAGGCGTTTCGCGGAATCGCAAAAAAAAATGGCACCCCCTGGTCGCCGATCGCCACTAAGCTATTGAAAACATTGCACTGACCTACGGATTTTATATCCGTGGACGCTGCGAATGACCCGCAGTCGCGGGGTCGCGCGCGTAACGATAGCCCGACGCTGCCTCTTAAAAATCTATTGTTTCGGGCTGTCGTCACCCACCAGCTTGATGACGTCGGCAGGCTCGCTGCCCTGCTCCTGCTCGGCTGGTGGATCGATCGCGCCCCACACCAGCGTGACCTGACCGCCTTGGTCCTGCACGTCCTCCTGCTTGTGCCTGACGCCACGCGGCTGCATCTTCGAGAACGTCCACTTCTTCGTGTCGATCTCCACTCGGCGCCGTTGCACCTCCGCGTTAGCAAGGCGCGGATCCATGTTGGCAGGCAGCGGACTCGCAGCGAGGTCGTGCATTTCGTCCGCCAAAACCTCCGCGCCTATCGCCCTGGCACGGCTGTACATTTCGAAAAGGTCTTCGTCGCGTTGCACGGCCTTCAGCACAGTGACCCAGTGCGGCATGTTCTCGCCCCGGTCACACACAGAACGCAGCGACTTACCCTTGGCAAGTTCGTCGCAAACCTCCTGCATTTTCGCCTTCGTTACCTTGAAACCTCTAGCCATCAATCACCCATAAAAAAACCCGCGGCGATCCGCAGGTCCAGATTGGCGATACCTCGCCACTTTATCAAAATCTATCAACATTTGGTGCACATCGTCAACACCAAATACTACATCTTGTACCACAGCTCCAAAATAGCACGTTCAAACCGCCGCTTGGCTGTCGCCGGGTGACACCCAACCAGCCTCGCCACCTTCCGCCACGCCGGCCCACGCTGCCGCCGCACCGCAGAATGCGCGACAGCCCACACCAACCGCGCATCATCCGCATCCAGCAACTGCGTCAGCCTCAACGCCATATCCCAGCGATCGACCTCACCCGCATCCGCTGGCCCCGGCCGCACGTCCACGTCATTGTACCCATACGCCAGACCCGGATCAGGCACATACTCCGGCCACGCCACCCGATACCGCCTTAGCATTACCCCAGGCATCTTGCGCTCTGTCTCAGCCGCTTCAAAAAATAAACCAGCCAGCCCATCGACATCGCCAACGTGCTGCCGCAAGGCTTCAAAATCACCCCGCATGGCGCACTTTCCGCAACCGTACTAGTACCGTCTTGTGCGCACAAACTGCGCGCAAAGCGCGCTCAAAAGCGCTTTGCGTGCGCGTGCGCACAATACTAGTACGGTTTTCTTTGTGCGCACCCGATTTTGCGCACAAACTGCGCGCAAAGCGCGCGCTATCAGACCAAATTACAGCACCCAAATGTTCACGCATCGTTCTCACCTGGCAGCTTGTCATAGTTGACGAACAATCCCTTGTCTGAACGCCGCCGTACTGGGTTGTGATAGTCGGCCACGACCAGCACATTGTTGGACATCCACGTCCGCAAAACCGACTTTGCGCTGCCCTCGCCCAGCCCCATATCGAGCAGGACGCAGCCAGCCCATCGGTTGGTCCCGGCTCGTGCGGTTGCGGTGTATCGCTGACCGTCCTCAAGGCCCGCCTCGATGGACATCAGCGCACGTCGCGCACCATCGACGCCCAGCCCCTCAAACGGGTCTGGTGGCGACCACGGTGCGAGAACGCCCACATAATCGCCCTGGACAAGCTCAACAGACTGCCGCTCAAACCATACGGCGTCCGCAGCAGGCGCCGACATATTGCCCTTGGCATCGTCCACGCGGACGTACCAAGCCTTACGCTGAATATCGATGTCGAACCGTTCACACTCCTTGTCCGACATCGGTGTGATGGTACGGGCTGACCGCACGGCACCGGCCAAAGCGCCGGCGCCTCGCGCGGTGTTGATGTCGCCTGCCACGGCCACGAACCCAGACGGCGGCTTGCGTGTGTGATGGACCAGATCAATCGCCGCATCGCACCGCTTGGCTACATCAGCAAATACATCAAGAACGGCGTCTATCTGCTTGTTATCATTCTCTTCTGCGTAATGTGCTTTGACCAACGGATCGACCTGGAGCAGCCCAATGTCCAGCCGCTGCATCTGCTCGATAACCTGCTCCGCCGCCACGGTTGGCGTCACAATGCCGTCTACCGGCTCGGCGACGATCATCTTGCAGTCGCGCCCGCTGTCCAGAAACAGCCACCCCTCCAGCTCCACAGGCGGGATCTGAAACTGCTCGCATATGGCCCAAGCCCGCCGCAGCAGCTCATCGCGCGGGTCTTCAAGGTTGTAATGCCAGACCTTCACCCGCTCGCGCACGGGTACGCCTAACAGATCGCGGCCAGTTGCCAGGGCAATGGCCTCGGTCAGTTCCAGCGTGGTCTCCT